TTCAAGGCCATACGGGGCCAAATTTGCGCGACATAGATCCCTTGTGTCCATATATGGAGAAGTGAGATCCAGATCGATTCCATTATTGGCGCCGAATGCCTTGATGAACTTCTTATCAAAATTAAGATTATGCCCAACCATGATCCCATCTCTATGGCGTTCAAGGAAATGCAAGATCAACCTTGCGGCTCTTTCCTGGCTTATCGCATATCTCCATTTATATTCACTGTAACCATTGACCCTCATGGCCTCCTGGCTTGCCTTAGATAAGTCTCTTGGGATCACCTTGATTTCTAATTTTTCAGTTATTATTTTGTCAATCAAAACGATGGCCCCAAATTCGATCATCTCGTGGCCGTCTTTGGGATTTAATCCTGTCGTTTCAGTGTCAATGATCACATATTTCATTTTTCTCTTGGCCCATTCGTTGTTATTGATATATGATGCGCATAGGGCTATTTTATGCCTATTGACTATATAATAACAACAACGAGGCCAACATGCGGAAAAAAGAGCATTTTGTGATTATACCTGAAAGCCTAATTAACAAAGGTGATCCAGATCTTATCCTGCTATATTGCAAGATTTATCTACTGGAAGTCACTAGATATAATTATTCGCTATCATCATTTTGTAAAAACAATAATTTTGTATATT